GGCCGCCCCGCCCATTCGGTATCCGGACATGCCAGTAGAGGCCCTGGACGCATTGGAGGCGGCCCTACAACGTGCACTGGCGACCCAGCCCGCGCTGCCGGCGCACGAAGAAACGTGATCGCTGCGCTGTGCATGTTGGTGAGCGTGTGGGGCGCTTCCCTCGCGCTAGCTTTGCTCTTGAAATCACCTCCCGCACAGACTCCGCGACGGCAACACCACAAGCAGGAATGGAGACGGCTGGGGCATCGCATTCGGGGTAGAAAGAAGCGTAAGTGGCGATGGAGAAAGCACATCGTCGACAGAGCCAGGGGGCTCAAGTGATTCGTTGATGAGCCGCCCCCTCCTCGACTCACTGCTGGCCGACCCACGAAAGGCCCTGGCGGACATCGCCGCCGAGCGCGCGCGCCGTCGCGCCGTCGCCGCCGGCAAATGGTCCTTCGCCGAGTTTGCGCAGAACGCGTGGCCAATCTTCGACCCGGCGCCGCTGCGGTGGAACTGGTACCTCGACTGTCTGTGTGCGCATCTCGAGGCGGTGGCGCGCGGGAAGATTCGCCGGCTCGTCGGCAACGGGCCGCCGCGCTTCGGCAAGTCCAACCTCTTCGCCATCTGCTGGCCCGCTTGGATCTGGACCTGGGCACCGACGGAGAAGTTCATCTTCCTCAGCTACAGTGACAACCTGGCGAAGGAGCATTCGATCTCGTGCCGTCGACTGCTCGAGTCGGAATGGTACCGAGACACGTTTCGCCCAACGTGGACGCTGGCCGAGGACCGCAACACACAGAACGCGTTCAGTACCAGTGTCGGCGGCGCGCGCGTCGCGCGCTCCATCCGCTCTGGCGTCACCGGACTCGGCGCCACCAAGGTCTGCGTCGATGACCCGCTGGATGCCGACGAGGCTATGACGAGCTCGACCGCGCGCGAGGAGGCGCTGCGCGTCGTGCGCCAGGCTGTGGCGACGCGACTCAACGACCGCGCTACGGGCTCCGCTGTAATCCTCGCGCACCGCGTACACGTCGAGGACCCGTCGCAGTGGGCCATCAACGCCGGTTGGGACCGCTTCTGCGTTCCGATGGAATACGACGCGTCAGTGGCGCGCACGGCCGTCGTGGATGGTGTATCGGTCTACCCCGATCCGCGTACAGAGCCCGGAGAGCTCATCGACCCAGAGCGCTTCCCAGCGACGGCAGTAGCGGAGATGAAGCTCGAATTGGGGCCGCTCAAGTCTCCGGCCCAGCTTGGGCAGAAGCCCATCTCGCATGCGGAGGCTGGAAAGTTCTTCAACCGAGCGGTGGTTCACTGGCTCGACGCGCGTCCCGTCAAGGTAAAGCGCCGCGTGCGCGCGTGGGACCTCGCGGCTACCGATGGTGGTGGTGACTGGACGATCGGCGTGCTGCTCTCGCTCCTCGACGACAACACGCTCTGCGTCGAGGACGTCGTGCGTGGGCAGTGGGGGCCGCGCGACGTGCGCAAGCAGGTCAAGGCCACGGCCGAGCTCGATGGGACGGACGTTGAGATCACCATCCCGAAGGACCCGGCTCAGGCTGGTAAGGACCAGGCGCAGGAGTACGCGACCATGCTCCTCGGCTGGACCGTGCACCCGCGCCCACCGACGAAGGCCAAGGTGCTGCGCGCGGGGCCGGCGTCGGCGCAGTGGATGGCTGGCAACGTGTCGCTGGTGCGCGGGCTATGGAACGAGCCATTTTTGCAGACGCTTGAGGCGTTTCCCGACCCCGACGTGCACGACGACGACGTGGATGCGCTGGGCGATGCCGTGGCGCACGTGGCGGCGCCGGTGACGACGGCGGACCTGTGGGCGATGGCGGCTGAGACAAAGGGCGAGGCGGAGCTGGAGGAAGCGTGGACGAGGTGAATGAGACCATCGCTGGGCGCGAGGTGCTCGAGGTGCACTGGTCGCGTGACGCCAACCGCATGCGCGTGGTGGTGTGGCACGTGGACGAGGGGGTCGGCCGCGAGCTCAACCTACTCTTCGAGCGCGTGGGAAGCGTGTACAAGCGCAGGGTTAGGCCATAGAGAAAATATCGGTTGACAAAGCCGTCCGCGTTGCTATGATAGCAACATGAGCACGACGATGGAAATTCAGCTCGGCCACGACACTGTTTCGGTCCTCGTGATGAGCGGCGGCCATTGCGAAGTGATCGTCAACGGAGACGAGGACCGCGCCTTCGGCTGCAAGTGGCCTGCCCTTGTCGACGGAGCGGAGAATGATGAGCTTGAGCGTCGCGGTCTATCTGTCGCGGGCATAGAGCACGTCGTGGCGTGTCTACGCCGCCGCGAAGCGGCGTATTGGATGACCCAGGGAGATGCCGGCAAGTGAGCACGACGGAGGGCACGACGATGACGGATCTATTCGCGCAAAACAGAGCTACGGCGGGCGGCGTCAAACACCAAGGTCGTGGCGACGCGAGCGGACGATCTCTGTGTGGTCTGTATCTCGGAACCGTCGACGGCACCGCCGAAGGCGAGAAGCGTATCGCCGTAATCGCTGCACCGGACGTTACTTGTCGTCGGTGTCGCGAGTTGGAAGGAAAACGCTTCTAGCCCTGCACAGCGCGCCCGGTGTGACGGACGCGCGATGGAGAACTCACTCCGCCCAACTACACCGACAACACCAATTGCTGGGACCGTTTCCCCTCGCAGATCTCCGAGGAGCGGGTGACCGGCCCGTTCACACCTCCGGGCACGAGCGGATACTACCGGGGCACGTATCTGCTAGCTATCCAAGTCGACCTGTTCGGCTACGGTGGTGTGGTCAACAACCAGCCCTACAACCCGGTCTCCTACGTCGTCTACAAGGCCAAGATCTGGACCAGTGGGACGTGGGTCGAGCACAGCTGGACTCTCAACGCCACCGACGTCTACCATTGGGTGCAGAACTACTAGCAGCGTGACCACACACCCCCTCCCGCGGTAGTCTCGTCCACATGTGGCCGTTTTCTCGGAAGAAGGAACCCCTCCCTGCCGACCGCGTCGACGGCTACCTCCCCGCACCGCTCCCCGTCGAGGACCCCTGGCAGGCCCCCAACGTCGTCGCGCAGATCGAGGCACGCGGGCGCTCGAGCCGCACCGATGCCGTGGCACTCGACGGCTGGAAGAACGAGCTCACCGGCATCGGCGACTTCATGCGGGACAAGACGCTCGGTGGACGGCCGCAAGGGCTCGAGTTCCTCGTGCACCTCGTTCCCAACGTCGTGGCCGAGGCACGCTGGCGTGGGGACCCAGTGGGCAAGCGTATTGTCGAGACCATCCCCGATGAGATGTCGCGCGAGGGCTGGGACCTCACGGTGCAGCCCACCGAGGAGGACGAGACCTCGGCGAAAGAGAAAGTCGACAAGGTCTGGCGAGAGGAATACCGCCGCGCCTACGACGCGGCAGAGGCCGCCGGCACTTTGCCGCCCGGCATCACGCCTCCACAAGCCGCGCAGCCCCCGCAACCTCCTCCTGTGGGCGCGCTCGACGTCGACGACGAGGGGCAGGAGATTGCCGAAGCGATGGAGGGCAAGTGCGAGGAGCTCGGTGTCGACGCCGCCTTCTGGCAAGCGCTCTGCTACGAACAGGGCTACGGCGGGTCGGCTATCCTCATCGGCGCCGACGACGGAATGGCGGACCTCACCAAACCTCTCGACGAGAAGCGCATCAAGTCCGTCGACTGGCTCAACGTGTTCTCGGGAGGGTGGGATGGCGAGGTGGTGGCGTGGAGCTACTACAACGACCCGTCGAAGCCGAATTACGGCAAGCCTGAGATGTATATGATGCGCAACCTGGGCGTGCCGCTCGCGCGCATCCCGGCGCCCGGGGGCAAGATCACCAACCCGGACATCTTGCCGCAAAACAGCATTTCGCTCGGCTACGGTGGGACGGTGTGGTGGGTGCACGAATCGCGGCTCCTCGTCTTCCCGGGTACGACCGCCTCCCCGCGCGCCCGCGTCCAGATGCGCGGATGGGGTGACAGCGTCTTCACCCGAGTCGACGAAGTACTTCAGCAGTACGGGCAGACGTGGGGCGGCATCGCCAACCTCATGACCGACTTCTCGCAGGCCATCTTGAGCATCAAGGGGCTCGCGCAGTCGATCGCCGCCAACAAGGGCGTGGTGAGCTCGCGCGCGCTCCAGGCCAACATCTCGCGCTCAATCGCGCGTATCTTGCTCATCGATTCGGAGGAGGAGTTCAAGCGCGACACCGTCAGCCTCGCGGGCGTGGCGGACGTGCTCAACGCGTTCGCGCTCCGCATCGCCGCCGCCTCCGGCATGCCGCTGTCGCTCCTGATGGGTCAGGTGCAGGGCGGACTCGGCGACGCGGCGGCGGGTGACATCCGCTATTTCTACGACCGCGTCGCCTCGTGGCAGAAGCGCCGCATGCTGCCTCAGCTGCGTCGGCTCCTCAAGCTCATCTTCCTCTCGAAGCAAGGTCCCACCGACGGCGCCGAGCCGGAGCGGTGGAGCGTGGCGATGCGGCCGCTCTACCAAATGTCTGCTTTGGAGAAGGCCGACGTGAGGCTCAAGACCACGCAGGCCGACGAGATCTGCATCAACTCCGGTCAGGTCACGGCCGAGGAGGTCGCGGTCACGCGCTACGCGGGGTCCGACTTCAACGACGGTCCGATCCAGCTTGACCTCGACGGGCGCGCGGAGATGGCCTCGAGCTACGAGGAGTCGCAGACCGCGGCCGCCGCGGCCCCGGGTTCGGACGGGGGCGCGCCCGCGTCCGACTCTAAGATCGTCATCACCCCGTCGATGCAGGGCGGCATCGTCAAAGTCAACGAGGCGCGCGCCAAGATGGGTCTGCCGCCGTGGGAGGGTCCAGATGGCGACCTCTCCATCAACGAGTTCATGGCCAAGCACTCGGGCGCCGCCGCCCAGGCTGCCAATGCCGAGAAGGGCGTCGTGGGCGACCCGCAGAGCGTCGAGGAGCAGGCCGCGGCCAAGGCGGAGCAGGCCAGGGCCGCCTTCGGCCACAAGCCGGGCGCGCCCGGAGAGAAGCCGGAAGGCAAGCCAGGAGAGACGCCGCCACCGGGCGCGGCGAAAGAGGGCGCGACGGAAGAGACCGCGCCGTCGAAGAAAGAGCTACCACCGCCTACCAAGAAGCTAGTCGAGTAGCGCGTGCTCCACCCGCACCACCGCACCGCCGCCGTCGTGCGCCTCCTCCGCGCGGCCGCGCCCGCGATGCACCGGCGCACGCGCGGGCGCCTGCCGCGCCAGCAGCAGCCCGACGGGATCCGGCTCGAGTACTACAAGGCGATCCGCGCCCGCTTCGTCGAGCCGGCGCTGCGCGCGTTCGCCGCCGAGCGCGCGGAGGTGGTGCGGCTGCTGGAGTCGACGCGTAAGCCGGAGCGCGCGGACGCCGGCGATGAGGAGAAGCGCGCCCGCGAGCTGGTCGACCGCGCGGCGCGCCGAGCCGCGGAGGCGCTCTCCGGGCGCGAGCTCCACGCCGTGGCGGAGCAGTTCGGCAAGCGCACCTCCGACTTCCAGAAGGCGCAGATCGACCGGCAGGTGCGCCAGGCCGTAGGCGTGCCGTTCTCCGCGCTCGAGTCTCCGACGCGCGACCGCATCCCCGGCTTCGTCCAGGACAACGTCGGACTGATCAAGTCGGTGGGAGACCGCTACTTCGACTCACTACGCGCCGAGGTCGCGCGCGCGTTCGAGTCGGGCGAACACCCCGAGACGTTCGCCCAGCGGCTCGCCGACCGCGACGGCGTGGCGCTCTCAGACGCGCGCCGCATCGCGCGGGACCAGATCGGCAAGCTCAACGCCAAGGTGAACCAAGATCGCCAGGAGGCGATGGGCGTGACCGGCTACGTCTGGCGTGGGGCGATGGACAACCGCGAGCGCGACGAGCACCGCGACCGTGAGGGCAAGCACTTTGATTGGGATGACCCGCCCGCGGATGGACACCCTGGCGAACCGATCATGTGCCGCTGTACTGCAGAGCCGGACTTCTCCGAGGTCAAGCTGGGAGTGAGGGCGGCGAACGATGGGCCGGAGTTAGGTCGCGAGTCTGAACCAGAAGAGCCAGAGGAGGAGTGATGCCACAACCGAAGCCGAGCCCACATCCGCATCCGAGTCCGCGTCCGCGTCCCCGCCCCACGTAGCTTGTGACACAAGCCGGAGCGTAGCTTCGGTGCATGTACTATTTGGGCACGATCACGGGCACCAGCGGCGCCGCGAGCAACGCCTGGACAGGCCCGTCCGGCGGCGTCGCCTCCGGGGTGGGGTTCTTCAGCATCCCCCCGAGCGTGAAAGCCCTCTACCTCGTGTCGTCGGCGTCGGGAGTGCTCGCCGAGCTGTCCGTCGCGACCGGCATTTCCTTCCAGACGACGCTCGCGCGCGGCGCGCAGATCGACGGCCCCGGCATGATCGTCGGGCCGCTGCGCTGCGGCGTTGGTGGCCAAGGTAACCCGACGGTGGTGAGCATCTTCAACCCCGGCCTCGGGACCGTGAGCGTGCGCGTGTACGCCGGACCGACGACGTAATGGCCGCACCTCCACAGTGGAATCGGCACGGGCAGCTTATCGCTGCGCCGCAATGGACGACAGATCGCGTCCGCCGCGACGGCGACGGCGGGCTGCTCACCGATGTGCGCGACGTGCTCGACGACGCCAAGCCTCGGTGCCCGTGGTGCGAGGACGAGCTGGACGCCAAGGGCGAGTGCTCGCGCCGGTGCCGCGCCTCGCGCGTCCAGCGGGAGGGGTAGATGGAACGCAACGACGTCACGCCCCCCGGCCGGGAGAAGCAGGTACAAGCCCTCAAGGAGAAGCCCGGAATCGACAACCCGTGGGCGGTCGCGTGGGCG